CATCTCTCATTGCATCATTATCTTCAAGTTCTTTACGTTTGAACTCTAAAAACATTGCATGCTCTTCATCTGATACTTTACCATCCCCATTTGTATCTGCTGGGTGATGTTTCTTTACTTCTTCTTCTGACATAACACTCTCTCCTTTGTTATATTTCTATTTATGTTTGCGGTTCGCACTATTCTGACGTTCCTTCAATTCTTGCTCTTCCAAATACTGCAAGAGTAAAGAAACGTATACTTCCCTCTCCCACGGCATCCAATTTTCAATCTCAGTTAATGAAAACTGATGGTGTTTCATTAGAGCAAAATTCGTTTTGAAATAGTTTTCTAACGAATTGTGAGAGAGGGCGACTAAAAAAAACTAGCCATTCCCTCTAGTACAACAGTACTCTCAACACCTGTATTTGGATTCTTTACTTTAACCTCTTCTTTAACACGAGGCATAGTTATAAAGAAATTATTCATTTTCTCAAACTGATCGTGTGTCATAGATTCAATAAAACCATCTAGTTCTTTTTCATCCATATCTTTTCTATCAGTAACATTATCTGCATCATAAATTGAATCAATACAACCTTTGATGATATCAAATGCGGCTTCTGGTTTATCACTTGCCTTTGCCATAATATCAATCTTAGGATATTTCATCATAATACCAATACCATCACCTAGTTCAATCTTATTATTGTGTTCAACATTGTTAACACACTTTACGTCACCAAGATTAACATCAACTGTTACCTTAGTTTCTCCATCATCTGGACAAGTAACAGAAACTTTTGCTGACTCACCTACAGACTTTCCACGAAGTTGCAGAAAGATGTATTCCAAATCAAAGAAAGGTATTGCGTTTGCATCTATCTTTTCAAATGTACAATTGTAGATGATATCTTTAATTGCACGAATTTGGTCTTCATCACTTCCAGCACTTTGTGCTATCAGAAGAAGTTTTTCTTCTTTTACAAGGAACGGACGAAATTCCACTTTTTCACCATTAGATGGTAACGTCAACTCATACTTAGCCGAAGCCAGTTTAGGTAATGCCATAATTATCTCCTATTTACATTACGATTAATTAAAATCTTAGACCTCTTCCGATGCCTAGATTACTTAATGGATTCTTAGTAATTCCTTTAAAGAAATTCTTGAATGCCAAAACTTTTTGTTGTGCGAACACAACCTTATCTCTTGCAGCCACAACGTCATTAAACGCTTTACCAGCATCCTCAAGGATACCTTTTTGTCTGCCTGGAATTTTATCAACAAAATCTGCACCAATTGGACGACCACGTTGTACTGCATTATTTACACCGCCCGCAAGTGATTTACCAATACTTGATCCAGTTTGAATTGCAAATAGTGGAGTACCTTTTCTCATTACTGGAACTTCATTATATTCTTCATATGCTTTCCATGATTGACTGTCAGATTCCCTAGTACCACCCACTGCTCCAGTTCCATTAGACTGTAGAGGCACCCATTCTTTGAATGACATACCAACACTTGTTTTAATAACTGCACTAGTAGTGTCCATGTTATATTCAATTGCATTTACTGTCTTTGGAAAACAATTACGAATCTCAATACCAGCAGTTCTTCTATTCTTTTCGTCTAATTGATATACTCGCATGTTAGAAACATACTCATCATAGTATGATACATTATATGTGGTAGGACTTACAATAAAGTCTTGCCATGCGTTAAATACAAGTCTTTCCTCATGGTTATTTTTAAGAAGAAACTCTAAAGTAATCTCTTCACCATAAGTCAATCCTTGTGCAATTTCATATGATGGGCCATAAATGTTTTCATCTGTTGTTGTACGAATGTTCTTGCCTGGAAATGATGCACCTGTAATACGCAAATTCAAATCTCTTGGAAGTTGTGTAATTGATGATGCCTTAACTGCAGCTGGAAGATTAAGTTCACACTCAAACCTATTAGGTTTTGCTTGTCCATACTGAGTTATAGTTGCATAGAAATCGTCTATTGTTGCCATTATGCAGGCCTCCTTGGAGCATTTGACATTCTTCTGGAATCTGCATATACTTTACCTTCAGTTGCATGTACAAATTTCTGTACAGGTAGTAGCACTGCAATCATCATCTCATCAGCGTTAATAATACGAAATGGTGGTTTTACATTATCCATAAGATATCTTTTAATTGTTGGTTGAACCAGTTTATTTCTTTTAATTCTGTTCCATGTTAATTTGATTCTAGTGGACTCATCCATAGGGCCATTGGCATACTCTGCCATCACGTTCAATAGTTTGACTCGCATTGGTACTGATAGGTAATGAAAATTCAACCCCATAAATCCATCACTCAAATTCCCACCGCCTATGGGTGTAATTGGTAGTATTAATGGGAATCTATCGTAATAGGGTAGTACATTTCTATTGTCCTTATATTTAGGACTGTACATGAAGAAATTCATTTTACCGAATACTGGACGAGTTTTTAACTTGCCCTCACGGAGTTGTTCCCTTGGATTGATGTCACCAAGTTCTCTTACCTTATCTCTGAACCAACGGATTGACCTATCTTTGCCACCTGCTTGTTCAATTACCTTGTCTACTGCATCTGTCATACATCTATTTATACAGTTAACCTAAGTGGTCTTCAGTAAGAATCTTAAACTCCATGTTTCTATCATTGCACCATTCTATTGCAGATTCCCACTTTGCTTGATTGACACCCCATGTACGAACTTCATTAATAAAGTTCTTTGTTTTGCGTTTAGGGGTTTTAGGGGGGCCACACTGTGCCTTGGGTTTAACTTCAACGATGATTTTCTTGATAGAACCATCCTTCTGTTTTACCTTAATGTAGAAATCGGGGAAATACCGATGGCGTCTACCATCTAGGGGGGATATATAAGGTATGATAACTTCTTCTGAACCCCATTCAAGGATAGAACTACTTTTATCACAATATACCATAAATCGTCTTTCCCATAGGGAACGGTATATGACTTTATTTACATCACCTTTATATTTCTTTTGATTAATTGGGACGAATCTTCCACTATATGCCATGTCAAACCTTATAAATACTTTAAAGAATTAATCTTTGTAAGGATATTTATATGGGAAGTAGAACAATGGACGCATCAATGAGAATGGCGATGAACTCAGCAAATACTGGCTCATTGCAGTATCCAGCAGAAATTTCATCAATGTCACGTTCTGACCACTATGTTCAGTTTTTTATAAATGAACAGGTTGATGCACAGGTGTATATAGATGGTGGATCAACACCAAGGGGTTCAAGAAATAAGGGTTCTGTTCCAAGAGCTCCAACTTCTAGAACATCTGGTTCGATTACACTATACATGCCAAATCAAATTCAAGTGTCTCAAAAGGCAAACTATGGTGAAGCAGAAATCGGACTATTGGTAGCAGGGGCAATCGGTGCATACAAGGGTATGTCTGGTGGTATTAAAAATGTTGACTTAGGTGCAATGGGACAAACAATCAAAGATGAAGCAGCAAACACTGCTGTTGCAGCATTAGAAGGTGCTGGAGCAACTGGTGCTAAAGCGGCAAAGGCAATTATCTCTGGTGAGACAACGAACAACAGAACAGAGATGAAGTTTGAAGGTATCGATAGACGTTCATTTCAATTCACATTTAGACTTATTCCACGTTCACAAGATGAAGCAAATTATATTCAACAGATTGTACAAATGTTTAGATTACATTCAATGCCATCCTTTACAGATGATGCATTAGGTAGAACACTTAAAGCACCGTCTACATTTGATATTGAATACTATCCTAGACAACACCTACATAAGATTGGTACGTCTGTATTAGAAGCAGTTGATGTTAAATTTGGTGGAGACAGACCACAGTTTTTCGGTGATGGACATCCAACCGAAACAGAACTAACTATGACATTTAAAGAGTTAGATATTGTTACCAGAGAAAAAGTAGCACAAGGATTTTAATATATGTATTTTAGAAAATTCCCAAAAGTTAATGTAGATGTTAAGGGTAATGGTATTCCTGTTAGCATGACAGATATCACTCGTAGAGTGACGTTTACAAGGTCTACTTTAGAATCCCTTGTCAATTTTGATTTTTATGATGTGCCAGATGGTTCAACCCCAGAACAAATTGCATTTGATTATTACGGTGACGTTAATCTTCATTGGGTAGTACTTCTTGCAAATGATATTAAAGATATATACAGTGACTGGCCAATGTCAGTTCCTAGATTTGAAGCATTTGTCAAATCAAAATATGATAACCCAGATGGTGTACATCATTATGAATACACACAGGAATCTGGTAGTACAAAATTTCTGATAGAACTACCAAATGATGCAGCAACAACACTTCCTGCTGGAGCGATAACAATAACAAATTATGAATATGAGGAAAGAGTTTTGGAATCTAAGAGAAAAATAAGATTGATTCAACCCCAATACATTGGTAAAATTAAGTCTGAGTTTGAAACGAAAATAGGTAGATAAACATGGCGACTATTCAGTACGCTGGTGAGTATCAAATTGAAGTATGCGAAATCTATGCCGCAAGTGGTACAGTACTCGACTTAAAAGACCAATTTGCATCAGTTAACATATATGAAGATATCTTCAAGAATGCACTTACAGGTGACATCTCTATTGTTGACACAAACAATCTGTTAACCAATCTGCCCATTATGGGACAAGAGAAGTTGAAATTGCGTTTGGTAACTCCAAACTCTGACGATGAATCTAATCGTGGGTATGCAATTGATTTTACAGACTCCCCATTATACATTTACAAGGTAGACAGTAAGGTTAGTATTAACGACAATACTAATGCATATACTCTATCTTTTACCACACCAGAAGCAGTACGTTCTAATCGTATTCGTATCACACAAGCATTTGATGGAGAACCATCAATCGATATAATAAAGAAGGTATTCAGAGATGAGGAATTACTCAACTCTAAGAAAGAATTCTATTACGAAGAAACATCAAATAACTTTAAATTTGTTGCCCCCAATATGCGTCCATTTGATTTTATTAACTCTGTTGCAAAGAGATGCTTATCTAAAGAATATAATTATGCACCAACCTTTGTATTCTACGAAACGATTAAAGGATATTGGTTCAGAACTATAGATAGTATGATGGACACTAAGAACCCTAGATTTGTATATAAAGAAGAAACTCCAAACATTCTTCCAGAGGGACACAAAAAACCAGATGTTAACACAACACTTACCAACATTCTAAACTATAGTCTCATGGCATCAACGGATGTAATGATGAACATGAGGAAGGGTATGTACGCTTCTAATCTTCTTATGATTGATTTGGTAAACAAGACTGTAGAGAATTTTAACTACAACTACTTTGATGACTTTGAAGAAGATAAACATGTAGATGCTTACAACACATATGGTTCATCAAACTCACCTCTTGCATCTGAGGCAGTAGATGATTATCAATACCGTCTTTCGGATTATGACCAATCAAAAATTTACATGCAAGCTGTTGACAGGGATGCCCCTAATGGGTTATTCTCTGCTAGACATGATGGACAATATGACTACACTGGAACAGACATTTGGTTACAAAGACGCAACGGTAGATTCACTGCAATGGAATCTGCAATCACGTTACGAATTACAGTGCCCGGCAATACCACTCTGCAAGCAGGGGACATGGTAGGCATTGACATGAGAAACCAAGGTATACTTAAAGAAGAAGAACGTGACCCTATTTACAGTGGACGTTATCTTGTATCAAAACTAAAACACGAATTTACTAGAGGTGATGGTGTATATAAACACAATGTTCACATGGAAGTAATTCGTGACACAGCATCACAACCATTCTCAGACAAGGGAGTGCCATTAATAGATAGTGGTAATCCTATTGACGTTCTTGTACCAACAGGTTCGGAGGATGCTGGTGAAGTATCATATTAACTAAAGGAGGGCAGTCAGACAACTCAATATTTGTTATGCAGTATTTTTAACTTAAATTTAACGAGGATCAAAATGACAACTAAACTCAAAAACAGACTTCAGAAAATGCACTTTCAAAAACAGTTAAGCAGGAGAACCGAAATTGAGAATACCAAGGACGATAAATATTACGAAGAGTTATACTCCCGAAAAGTCAATGAGTTGTTAGGAATAAAACATGAAAACATACACGGAACTACAAGAGGGAGTTTACGACCCCAACATATTTAAAGCAATCTTTCTAGCAGGAGGGCCTGGTAGTGGAAAGTCGTATGTTGTTCGTAGAACAACTAGTGGGCTTGGTATGAAGATTGTCAACAGTGATGATGTCTATGAGAAGATGCTCAAGGATGTAGGACTAGATACTACACCAGAAGATATCTACTCAGATAAAGGACAAGAAGTTCGCCTTAAAGCGAAAAAGACAGTCAAGACACTACAATCTAATTACATCGAAGGACGTTTGGGACATATCATTGACGGCACAGGTAAGGATTACGATAAGATATCCAAACAGGTGTCAATGCTCAGAAGTTTGGGATATGATTGTTATATGATATTTGTCAATACCTCTTTGGATACTGCACAACAACGTAATGCAGAACGCAAACGTACACTACCAGAAAAAGAAGTCGAAAAGATGTGGAAAGGTGTTCAACAGAACATTGGTAAATTCCAGAGATTGTTTGGTAACTCTTCTTTTATAATTGTAGATAACAATGATGCTGGTGAGGATATATTCTCTAAGGTATGGAAGCGTATAATGATATTGGTGAAAAAGAAGGTGAATAATCACATTGCAAAACGATGGATTTCACAAGAATTGTCTAAAAAAAGACGATAATTACCCCCTAAAATTAAAAACACCATTAAAACCCTTGTAAATCAAGGGTTTTTTTGCCTAAAATATTGCCATAAATGCCTTGACTTTTGTTATGAAAACAGGTATACTATAGGTATGATAATGAAAAAGGAAAGTGAAAACATGGTAGTATATTTAGATATGGATGGCGTTATTGCTGACTTCTTTGGTGGTATAGAGAAGAAGTTTAACGTATCCCACTGGAAACAGATACCCAAGACTGAGGAGTCGATATTAAGCCTCAAGGGTAGTGATTTCTTTAACACCCTAGAACCTTATAAATCATCCAATGAGTTGGTAAACTTTGTTGTTGGACTCACAGGTGAGAATGGTTGGGGTATATGTTCTTCTCCACTAAGAGGTGACAGAGACAACTCTGCATTCTGGAAAAGAACATGGTTGACTAGGCACTTTATGATGCCACCCATCGAAAACCTTATATTTACTGGACAGAAAGAGAGATATGCTGTAAACAAGTTTGACGGCAAACCTAATGTCTTGATTGATGATAAACCAGACAATGTAAAGAGATGGAATGACAAAGGTGGTATCGGAATTAGGTATCAGGCAAACGAGGATAGTCTTGTAACTATCAAAAGAAAGTTAATTCAAGCAATAGAAAACAACTAAAGGAGATATATGTTTAAATCAATTATGTGGTTCAGTGTGTTCGTATTCGTTATGTTATGGGCTCTTGCAAAGTTTGCTGGACTTTAAAAAAACTTCAAAAAAGTGCCAATTAGGCCTTGACATTTGTTATGAAAACATGTATACTGTAAGGATAGGGGGAAAAGAGAGGATATATTATGACTAATTTTGGGAAAGAAAAATTCAATTGGGACGGTATGGACTTAATGGACAAAGGTAACTTTGAAGGTGCTAGAATGATGAT